TAACACCTAATAATAAAATCGGTGCTGGCGGTGACAATACCACAAATATTGTTAACGTATCAGTAGATGCCTCTGGTTCTTCAGTAGCTGGTAGTAGTGTAGATGCACAGCAATTAGGGGCTGCTATTGGGGCTGCTGTTCAGGCTCAACTTATTAAAGAAAAACGTAGTGGAGGTTTATTAGCAAGATAATGGCTGAAACATTTCCAAATTTTAAGCCGATCTACGGATCTAGAAAAACAATAAATACAAAAACAAAAGTTGTTTCTTTAGGTGACGGCTATCAGCACAGATCACTCTTTGGGTTGCCGCAAAATCAATCACCAATGGTGCTAGATTTGACATTCAGCGTTTCTGAAGCTGAATCTGATATTATCTTTTCTTTTTTAACTGATAGAGACTTAGATCAAAAAGCTTTCAGCTATCAACCAACAGATGAGGCCGCAGCCCTTAATTTTATATGTACAAAAAAACTAAAAACAATTCCTACTCTTAACAGAGCTATTATTAATTTAACTTTTTTACAAGTTTTTGAACCATAATGGCTATACCAACTTCCGAACTTCAAAGTCTAAGTCCTAGTTCAATAATTGAGTTATTTGAAATAGAATTAAATACCGCACTGCATGGGACAAATCAAAAATACTATTTTCATTCTGGAACAAACCAACTTAATGAATCTATAATTTGGCAAAATCAATCTTATGACAAATATCCAATTCAGGCAGAGGGATTTGAATTTTCTGGTAGCGGTCAGTTGCCAAGACCAACTTTGACTATATCTAATTTATTTGGTTTTGTATCTGGTTTAATTATTGATACTAATACAGTCACCGCAAAAAATGATCTTGCTGGTGCAAAATTTATTAGAAGAAGAACTTTAGCAAGCAGTTTGGATAATTCTAATTTTAAAGATGGTATAAATATTTTTGGCACACCAAATTCAAATGAACTACCTCAAGAAATATTTTTTATAGATAGAAAAATGCAAGAAAATAGAGCCGTAGTTTCCTTTGAATGTGTATCAAGTTTAGAATTACAAGGGGTGCGTGCTCCAAAAAGAATAGTAACTAGAAAAGATTTCAGGGGTGTAGGGACATTTATAAACGCATGAATTGGAAAATTGAAGCTGAAAAACACGCTGAAAATATTTTTCCAGATGAATCCTGTGGATTATTAGCAATTATTGAAGGTGAAAAAAAATATTGGCCTTGTAAAAATTTATCAAATGAAAATTTTGATTATTTTATTATGGATCCCGAAGATTATGCAAAATGCGAAGATCAGGGTGAGGTAATCGGTTTAATTCATTCTCACCCACATGGCTCGCCATATCCCTCTGAAACAGATAAAGCCGGTTGCGAATTTAGCGGTCTTGAATGGCATATTTATAGTTTAGAAAATAAAAATTGGCACAGTTTTAAACCATCAGATTGGAAACCAGAAACTTTAATTGGTAGAGAATGGGCGTGGGGATTACAGGATTGCTGGTCTTTAGTAACTGATTTTTATTCTGAAAAACTTAATATAAATCTAAAAAAATGGTCAAGACCAAAAACAATTAAAGAATTTGCTATAGCACCGTATTTTGATGAAGGTCTATTGTCTATGGGTTTTAAATTAGTAGATGATATAAAAGAAAATGACGTATTAGTTATGGAAGGCGTATATCAGAAATTAAATCACGTTGCGGTTTATATTGGAGATCAAACTATTTTGCATCATGTAATAGGTAAGTTAAGTTGTAGAGAGATATATAATTTAGAATATCAACAAATAACAAAAAAGATTTTTAGATATGAGCCTTAGAAAAATTAAAATTTATGGCAATCTTAGAAAATTGTTAGGAGAATCAATTTTTGAGGCTGATATTTCTAGTCCTGCAGATGCTTTTAAATTTTTATTAGCAAATTTTCCACATCTTGAAAGTCATTTTTATCAAAATCTTTACAGAATTAAAATGGGCAATACTGAAATATCAGAAAATTTATTACATATGGAAGGAAAAGATGATATATCAATTATTCCTGTGGTAACCGGTGCTGGCCCTGTATTTGCAGTACTTGGAGCAGTAGGAAGTGGTGCTGCCGCTGCTGCTACAGCCGTTGTTACTACCGCCGTCGGTGTTGCTACTGCTGTTGGTGGAGCAATTGTAGCTGGTGCAACAGCTTTAGCCGCTGTCCCTGTTTTAGGGTCTATTGCGACTACTGTTGCTACAACTTTGGCTATAGATGGTGTTATGTCACTTTTAACACCTTCGCAGCCTGTAGGCGTTTTTGATACTGCCGGTGCAGAAACAAACGCTAATATGGCGGCAAGTAATTTTGCTTTTAACGGCATTGCTAATATTAGCCGTAGTGGTCTTGCCGTTCCCGTAGTTTATGGTGAAAGATTTGTTGGAAGTATTATTGTTTCCAACGGTGTCGACACTGTACAAGTAGAAGGAACAGCATAACATGCCAATACCAGAAAGTAATCCTAAAATTACTGATCCAAAATTACCGAAGGATCAACTTGGAAGCGTACAAAGACAATTACAAATTCATGTTTTATGTGAAGGTGAGATAGAAGGTTTTCCCTCGGCTACCGGTAGTCAAGGATCGACTGAATACGATAACGGTTTACAGAAAGATATATTTTTAAATGGAACTCAAATTTTGCAACAGTCTGCTAATAATGCCAGCCCGTCAGCAGATAAATTTAATTTTAATGATGTTTTTACTGAAGTAAGATTTGGTAAAGCTACGCAACCAAAAATAAAAGGCTTTGTAGATACTGAAACTGAAAGAATATTTGGAAATGAACTAACTTTTGGCAATCCTTTTGCTCGAACTATTAATAATACCGTTGACAGAATAAGAGTTACACTTCAAGTTGATTCATTACAATTTTTCAAAGGTGATGGAGATATTGTAGGAACTTCTGTAGAACATACAATAAAAATTACTCAAAATAATGGGACTGTAAGTAACGCTGTTGACGATAAGATTGAGGGTAAAAGTCCAAATGCTTATGTAAGAGATTACATAATACCTATTCCAAGTAATTTTGTATATCCCTTAACGGTGACGGTAGAAAGAACTACTGCAGATAGTACAGATTCATTACTACAAAATAAATCTAGAATCTTATCAATTACGGAAATTCAAGATAAAACAGATACTTTTCCGAATACCGCTTATGTAGCCGTAAGAGTTGATGCGGAGCAATTTCCGCAGACTCCTAGCGTTATGTTTCGTATTAGAGGGCAAAAAATAAAAATACCTCATAATTCAACTGTAAGAGCTGATGGAAGTTTATCTTTTAGCGGAAACTTTAGCGGAGCCTTAAAGCCTGATAAAGAATATTGTAACGACCCAGCGTGGGTGCTTTACGATCTTCTCACGAATGAACGCTTTGGATTTGGAGATCATATTAAAGAAAGTATGTTAGATAAATTTGCTTTCTACTCAGCTTCTGTTTATAACTCTGAATTAATACTTGATAATGAAGGCAGAAATCCAGCCCCACGTTTTAGTTGCAATGCAGTTTTACAAAATCAAACTGACGCATTTAAATTAATTGGTGAGCTATGTAGCACTATGCGAGCTACTGCTTTTTATTCGGCGGGAACTATAACCTTAACTCAAGATAGGCCAACTGATCCAAGTTATTTATTCACACTTGCAAATGTAACTGAGCAAGGTTTTAACTATGCTAATTCTTCAAAAACAATAAAATTTACAGTTGTAAATGTCCAGTATTTTGACATGGAAACTCAAGAGTTTGATTATCAAACCGTAGAGGCTAGTGCTAGTTTACAAAGTAAATACGGAGTGGTGGTAAAAAACATAAAAGCTTTTGCTATAACTTCAAGAACACAAGCTCAAAGATTAGGAAAATGGTTTCTTTATACTCAAGAACACGAAGGGGAAGTTATTAACTTTACTACAACAATCGAGGCAGGTTCCCTTGTAAGATGCGGGGCTGTTATTAAAGTTGCCGATCCAGTAAGGCAAAATAAAAGAAGAGGAGGAAGAATTAAAACTGCTACTTTAAATACTATTACCGTTGATGATTTTTCAAGTGCAACCGATTTAGATGATACAAATAATCCTAAATTAACAGTAATATTACCAGATGGCTCTGTAGAACAAAGAACGGTTTTCAATATTACA